GATCATTGCGATAGGTGGAGAACGTATCGCGATATTAACTTCCTACCCGATTGGGAAGAGTACGAGCGCATCTTCCGTGGCCAATGGGCATCGGAAGACAAGACAAGAGAGTCAGAGCGCTCACGCATCGTAACACCAGCCACCCAACAAGCCGTTGAAACCAGACACGCTGAGATTATCGAAGCGATCTTTGGCTCGGGCGAATTCTTTGACATCAAAGACGATATTCAAGATGTCAACGGCGACCCAATGGATGTCGAGTTCTTAAAGCGCCAGATGATGGAAGACTTTAAGCGTGACAAGTTGAGGAAGCACGTCGATCAAGTGGTGTTGTTGGCTGAGATTTACGGCACTGGCATTGCTGAGATTGTCACATCGATGGAAAAGGAATTGGTTCCTGCAACCATGCCAATGGTTGGCGAATCCCAAGCCGCCATCGGAACCGTTGAGAAGATGCGTGTATCGGTCAAGCCGATGCCGATCAACCCTAAAAATTTCCTATGGGACCCCAACGGCACAACCGTTGAGGATTGCATGGGTGTGGCCATTGAGAAGTACGTATCGATTCACAAGGTGGTGCGTGGTATCGAGCGCGGTATCTACCGCAAGGTCAACATCACCCCGACCTACGAAGATACGGATTTAGAGCCGACCCAAGAGATTAGCCAGTACCAAGATGAAAAAGTCTTACTGCTAACTTACTACGGCTTAGTCCCCCGCGAGTACCTGCAAAAAGTAGAGAACGAAGATATCGTCGAGCTGTTCCCCGATGATTCAGCGGCTGAAGACTATCAAGATATGGTCGAGGCGATCATTGTGATTGCTAACGATGGATTGCTCTTGAAGGCTGAAGAAAGTCCGTACATGATGAAAGATCGTCCTGTACTGACCTATCAGGCCGACACAGTACCGAATAGATTGCCAGGCCGTGGGACGATCGAAAAAGCCTACAACATGCAGAAGTCCATTGATGCGCAAGTGCGCACTCACTTGGATTCACTGGCATTAACAGCCTCCCCAATGATGGCCGTGGATGCTACGCGACTGCCCCGCGGTGCGAAGCTAACAATTATGCCAGGCAAGGCGATCTACACCAACGGCAACCCGAACGAGATTTTATATCCGTTCAAGTTTGGCCAAACAGACGGCTCAAGCATCACGACAGCCGAGAAATTCCAGCAAATGCTCTTGCAAGCGACCGGCACGTTAGATTCTAACGGTATGGTGTCAGCGGTTGGACGCGATGCGGCCGGAACTGGTATGTCGATGGCAGTAGCGTCCATCATCAAGAAGTACAAGCGCACACTGGTGAACTTCCAAGAAGACTTTTTGATTCCGTTCATCAACAAAGCAGCGTACCGCTTTATGCAGTTCGATCCAGAGCGCTATCCGTCGGTTGATATGGTCTTCATTCCGACAGCAACGCTGGGTATTATTGCGCGTGAGTACGAACAGGCTCAATTTATCAGTTTGTTGCAGACGTTAGGCCCTGACACGCCTGTTTTGCCTATCATTCTTAAGGGAATTGTCGCAAATAGTTCGCTCTCTAACCGTGCTGAATTGATGACGCGCTTGGATTCTATGGGTCAAGTCGATCCTGAAGCCCAGCAAAAGCAGATGGTTCAAGAACAGTTGGCCTTGCAAGCAGCACAAGCGCAGATTGCAGTCAATACGACGCAAGCCGAGCAAAATCGTGCTGAAGCAACAAAGATTATGATCGACACCAAGCTGAAACCATTGGAAGTACAAGCCAAGATTCAGCAAGGATTGACGGCTAACCTACCTAATCAGGCTGACATGGCCTCCAGAGAGTTTGACAAGCGCGTCAAGGTCGCTGAATTGATGTTGAAAGAAGCCGACATCAAGAATAAGTCCAAGATTGTCGAGCTGCAAATGTCAAAAGCCAAGGATAATGTCGTCGGTGCTGAAAATGACTTCCTTGAAGAACTGCAAAAGGGAATGCAATAATGGATATTGACAAGCTATTCGACGTAGATCAGGTTCCCGACAGCCTTTTTGACTCTGTAAACAATACGGTGTCCGAAGCAAGGGCAATGCAGAAGAAAAAAGCCGCCGAGAACGCTCAAGCGGTCATTCAAGCACTTCAGAAGATGAAGGGCGACCTAGAAGGTAAATACGACAGCGTTTATTCAATGCTTGAGTCCCGTATTGCTAGCATTCAGGACGGCCGTGATGGTATTGATGGCCGTGATGGGGTTAACGGTCGTGACGGTAAGAATGGAAAAGACGGTCTAGCTGGCCGTGATGGCCGCGATGGCGTGGATGGTATCAATGGTTTGGACGGTGCTGACGGTATATCGATTGCTGATATACGTCTGGACTTCGACAACAGCCTAGTCATCACCCTATCGAATGGTCGTGAGATCAATGCGGGTGAAATACTACCGCCAGACATTACTGATCGCCTAAAAATCATCATCAACCAAGGCGCAAGCGGTGCCGGTGGGGGTAGTGGCACAAGTTTGCCAGACCAGACAGGTAATTCAGGAAAGTTCTTAAGTACCGACGGCACCAATCCATTATGGAGTACCCCCGCTGGTTCAGGTGATGTGGTTGGCCCAGCTTCTTCAGTTGATTCTGAATTGGCCTTGTTTAGCAGCACAACCGGCAAAGTAATTAAACGTGCAACGCTAACCGGTCTTGTTAAAGCAACGTCTGGTGTAGCAAGTGCTGCAACGGCAGGGACTGATTTTGTTGCCCCAGGCGGTGCTTTAGGTACACCAAGCAGCGGCACATTAACTAATGCAACCGGTTTGCCTTTATCTACCGGTGTGACAGGTACTTTGCCAGTGGTTAATGGCGGTACAGGTCAAACTAGTTTTACTGACGGCCAACTGTTAATTGGTAACTCGACAGGCAACACGCTAACCAAAGCAACGCTAACGGCTGGGTCGAACATAACGATCACAAATGCCGCAGGAGCTATTACAATTGCGGCATCAGGCGGTGGCGGCGGTTCTTCTACCATATTAGAGAATGAACAGACGATATCGTCTAATTACACTATATCATCGGCCAAAAACGGCCTATCAGTTGGCCCTGTTACTGTAAATACTGGGATAGCGGTAACGGTGGGTACTGGTCAAAAATGGTTAGTTCTTAATTAAGGAATCAACATGAGTAATTTAAAAATTCAAGGAAATGCGAGTGGAACAGGAACCACCACTCTGCAATCTGGAAACACTAACAGCAATCTAACGCTTGCGCTGCCTATCGCTGATGGTACGGCTAACCAAGCGCTAGTTACAGACGGCTCTGGCGTTTTGTCTTTTGCCTCTACTGGTACTGGCGACGTAGTTGGCCCAGCATCGTCGGTCGATTCCGAGTTGGCGCTGTTTAACTCTACGACCGGAAAACTAATCAAACGCGCATCGTTAACTGGTTTGGTTAAGGCTACATCAGGCGTGGCGTCTGCCGCTACATCTGGCACAGACTATCTTGCACCGCCAAGTGGCACGGCAATATTAAAAGCCAATAGTGGTGGCGCATTAGCAAATGCTACCGCTGGAACAGACTATGTAACGCCAACTGGTTCTGAGACACTTACTAGCAAGACCTTAACTAATCCGACAGTTACGAACTACGTTGAAAGCGTAGTAGCTATTGGTACAGTTACGACTACAAACACTATTTCGTTGACTAACGGTACAGTCCAGACAGCTACGTTAACGGCTTCTACGGCTTGTACGTTCACAATGCCTACTGCTACGGCTGGTAAGTCATTTATCCTATTATTAAAGCAAGCTGCATCAACTGGTAATGGTACTGCTACGTTTACTGGTGTTAAGTGGGGTACGGCTGGTGCTCCGACTATTACGGCTGCTGCTGGAAAGATGGATATTCTGACGTTTGTTGCTGACGGCACTAACTGGTACGGCTCTATCGCTCAAGGTTACACACCATAAGGGTTTAATAATGTTTGCTTATTCAAAGATTATGCAAGCGTTGGCTGTTGGCGGTGGCTCTGTTACCGTCATTCAGCGTTTCCTTGCGTCTGGTACGTGGACTTGTCCTACAGGTGTTACCGCTGTTGACTATCTTGTAGTTGCTGGTGGCGGAGGCGGTGGTTCAGCCAACGGTGGTGGTGGTGGTGCTGGTGGTTTCAGAACTGGTACAGCTTTAAGTGTTACGGCTGGTACTGACTATACTATTACTGTAGGTGGTGGTGGCAATGGTGGAACTGGTGGATCAATAGGTACGACTGGTAGTAATTCAGTATTTTCAACTATTACATCAAATGGCGGTGGTGCTGGCGGCGGAGCAAATACTAGACCGGGTGGCAATGGTGGTAGTGGTGGTGGTGCTTGTGGAGAATCTACCAACCCCGGCGGCTCTGGGAATACTCCTTCTACAACTCCAAGTCAGGGAAGCAATGGCGGCGCAAGTGTAGGTTCTCCAAGTTTTGTAAACGGCGGAGGTGGCGGTGCTTCTGCTGTAGGTGCAGATGGATCAGGTTCACAATCAGGAGCCGGAGGTAATGGAACTGCTTCAACTATTTCAGGAAGTTCTACTACTTATGCTGGAGGTGGTGGAGCAGGTGGAACTACTGGTCCATCTACAACTAGAGGTTTAGGTGGTACTGGAGGAGGCGGTAATGGTGGCCTTGCGTCAACGGCTGGAGATAATGCCACAACAAATACTGGCGGAGGTGGCGGTGGTTCTGGTGGTGCTGGCACTCCTAATGGCGGTACAGGTGGTAGCGGCATAGTCATTCTTTCTTATTCTTTCGTATCACAAACAATCTTTACGTTTAAATCATCTACTACATGGGTATGCCCTACAGGTGTAACTAGCGTTGATTATTTAGTTGTGGCTGGCGGTGGTGCTGGAGGCGGAGGTAATAATGGTGGCGGTGGTGGTGCTGGTGGTTTTAGAACTGGCTCTGCATTATCAGTAACAGCAGGAACCGAATATACGATTACAGTGGGTGCTGGAGCAACCGGAACTAGTTCTTCTGGAACTGCTTCAAGTGGCTCAAATTCTATATTTTCAACTATTACTTCAGCCGGTGGCGGTGGTGGTTCTGGTGGCAATAGTCCTGCAAACGGTGGTTCAGGCGGTTCAGGCGGTGGTGTTGGATATTCTGGCGGCACAGTTGGTTCTGGAAACACACCATCCACTTCTCCAAGCCAAGGAAATAATGGTGGAAGTAACGGTTCTCCTGCTGCTGCTGGTGGTGGTGGAGGAGCAAGCGCGGTAGGTGGAACTGCTAGTGGTGGTGGTGGCGTTGGAGGTGCTGGAACCGCATCGTCAATATCTGGTTCTTCTGTCACGTATGCAGGTGGTGGAGGTGGTGGTACTAACGCCCCCGGAACTACGGCTCCCGGTGGTGCAGGTGGTGGAGGAACCGGAGGAAAAGACGGAACATCAGCAGCAACTTCTGGCACAGCTAACACAGGCGGTGGTGGTGGTGGCTGCGTTGGAACTGCTACAACAGCGGGTTCAGGTGGTTCTGGTATCGTAATTATTAAAATCAATCAATAAACACATGGAAACTAAACTCTACAGAATGTATGGGATAGATATAGCTATGCAGCTATTACGTCCTAATGCTAAATGGGAAATATCCAACACTACATTTACACGTTGGGATGATCCTAGACCTTGCCCATCATGGGAAGAAGTGCAATGGGTAATGGATAAGATACGTGAGTTTGAGGATAGTATTCCAACGATCTGGCTTGATGAAGATTTAACTAAGATGAAATCTGATGCTGAAGAATTTGAGAAGGCTGTAGCGTGAATATAAATAACTTATTCCCGACTCCGGTTGCTTTCTTTAAGTTCCGCGATCTGACTGAAGCTGAACTAGAGTTCATTAAAGGTCAGGAACATTACGCTAACGAAGGTAATACGACTAGCAAGGATCGCAAGATTCTAAAGAACAAGGAATTAACTGAGCTACGTGATTTTATTGAAGATTCGATGCTTGAATACTTTAAAGCAATACACGCACCGAAGTTTGATGTGAGTCTGTATCTAACGCAGAGTTGGGCTAACTATACTGAGGCTGGTCAATACCATCACAAGCATTCGCATCCTAATAGCGTAGTGTCTGGTGTGTTCTATCCACAGGCTAATAGAGAAGTAGATAAGATTTACTTTTATAAAGATGGTTACGAGCGTATTAAAGTTCCGGCTGCTGAATACAATCCTTATAACTCTGAATCGTGGTGGTTTGAGGTTGGTGCTGGTGACTTGATTTTATTCCCATCGCATCTAACGCATATGGTACAGACTAAAGAAGGCGATAATACTCGTATTAGCATAGCGTTTAATACGTTCTTAAAAGGTTACATAGGCTCAGATGAGAATCTGACAGGTTTGCACTTGGGAGAAGAGTAATGGCGCATTTTGCAAAGATTGATTCAAACAATATCGTTGTTTCTGTCATTGTTGTTGATAACAAAGATACGGCAGACGCTAATGGCGTAGAGAAAGAATATATCGGTGCTGCGTTCTGTGAGCGTCTATTCGGTGGCACATGGAAGCAGACTAGCTATAACGGCAACATTCGTAAGAACTATGCTGGCATTGGTTATACCTACCAAGCTGATATAGATGCGTTTGTGGCTCCTAAGCCTTATGCAAGCTGGACGCTAGACGCTAATGCTCAATGGCAGCCTCCAGTAGCTATTCCTACCGATGGTGGAATGTATAGTTGGGACGAAGCTACAACAGCATGGGTTTTAAATGACGCCTGAGCTGCAAAAGTATTACGAAGATAGATTCTCTATGATGGCCACCAAAGGGTGGAACGATCTAGTAGAAGATATTGACGAAATGGTAAACGCATTGAATAATCTTTCTGCTGTTGAAGACGAAAAAAGTTTACAATTCAAGAAGGGCGAGCTTTCTATCTTGCTATGGCTGAAAAAC